TTCAAAATAAAGTCTAGGGGTTGCATCAGGGATTTGGCGTTTAAACCACATCGCCTTGTAAAACTTATTAACTAAACTACCAAAATAAGATGTCAAATAACTGCCTGAGGGTAACGAATGTGTAGATAAATATATATCATCATTCATTCCTAATACAGAAGTTATATGATGTTGTAATAAGAAATCTAACAATTTCTTATGTTTTCCGTAATACTTCTCTGAAATTTTCCTTGTAATAGCGTACATAACTTGGGGTAACATAGACTTGTCAAACTTGCCTATATCACCTGCAAACACATCGTGACCTTTTATAGCTTCATATAACTTAGGCCAATCTTTAAAAGGATTAATGCCTACCATAATCTTATTGAAAGACTTGTTTTTCCATAATTTGGATACCAAGTCTCCTACAGATCTCTTCAATAGAAATTGAAAATGTGCGGTAGGGATTGCAAAAGCTCTGGGGGTCGGTTTCTCAATGTCTTTTACTTCATCCTTGGGACACATAACAAAAACGACGTCTTTTGGGTCAACATCATTTCCATCTTCTATATTCTTTTCGAGTTTGTCTACGAGTTGTCTAAAGAGAGGTTTTAATTCTCCTTTCTCATAATCATAACATTCTTCCTTCGTTTTAAGCGGGAAAAAACCATTACTGGTATCCTTGGCCATAGAACTCAAAATATTGTTGCCTTTTATAACATCTCTATCTGGTATATCCTCAAACTTAGGAATATGTAATCCGATAACTTCCGCTGCAAAATCTAACTCAGACTCTACGACTGGTTTTACGCATATCATAGCTTTCTTCGCTAATGTCTTGATTGTGTGCTTTCCGTCTATCTGAAGATCTACTGGAGCTCTTTGAATAGGAAAGGTTCCATAAAAAATAGGGTTGGGAACTAAATTAGATTTAGTTGGAGAACTTAAATTCAAGTTTCCTTCTAACTTAGCTCCACTAAAATCATCTACTATCTTGTTTTTAATACCTACGGGCATGATATTCTTATCTCCTTCAGAGATATTTCTAATATCAGAAACGACTTGTGGACTCCATCTGCATGCAAATCCATTTCCATTTCTGCTATTTCCTGCTATGTGAATACCTAAAACATATCCTTGTCTAGAGACTACGGGAGATCCGCACATTCCTGCATACTCTGCTTTGTAACATATGGGATCAAATACCTTCATTTTGTCGGAATTAAGGTAATAATAAATAGGCTCTGTTGTATGTGAGAAATTGCAATCTTGTCCATCTAACAAACCATCTGCTGTTACTACGTAAGATGCATTATCTATGCATGTAGCATTAAACTTGTCGCATAAATTGGAAAATGGTGCGGGATAAAAAGATGGAAGTTTCCAGACGGAAACATCACATTCTTTGTTTTCATAAACTTTCGTAATAGGCAAATGATCTACAAGCCTGTGATTACGAGTTTTATCCTTAAAAATAATAACCTGAGCTGTTGAAAAATTAACTCCATGAGCCATAGTAATAATGGTTCTACCTGAAACTAAACAAGTAGCGTGAGTGTTAACTTTACCATTAATTATATCACAAGCAAAAACTTGCGACATAACCTTTGAAACTGATGTATGAGGATTGGTAAAAAATCTGTTTGTGCTGAGAGTAATTCTCTCTAATAAAGTTGCCGGTATTTCTGTCGAACTAGACTGAGCAACTGTATCTACAAACATTTGTGCAAACATTTGAATACTCTTGCATATAAAATAAGTTAATAATTCAACAAAAACAAAAACAACAACA